AACACATACTTGTTAGCAAGTTCGAATATGGGCGGATTAGCAACCTACGATTTCTTTAGTCAGTATCAGGAACTAGTAGGTAGAATGTTTGGATCTTTTATTGAATTTAAATGGAATACAACAACTAAACAGTTAACTATATTACAGCGTTCTCGTACAGAAGAAACACTTATGTTGTACTGTTATAATTATCGACCAGATGAACAATTATTAGATGATTATCTAGCAAAACAATGGATAAAAGATTATACTGTTGCTACTTGCAAGTACATGCTCGGCGAAGCACGTAGTAAATTTGCTACTATTGCCGGCCCACAAGGCGGAGGCCAATTAAACGGTGATGCGTTGAAAGCAGAAGCACAGCAAGAAATGGAAAAACTTGAAGGCGAAGTTTCTACAGCAGTGGCAGGCGGAACCGGCTACACATTTACAATCGGCTAAAAAAATACTTGACTTTTATAAATTCTTACTGTATAATAATGTAATACAGTTAAGGAATAACTATGATTATTGGAATATGCGGTTTAATTGGCAGTGGTAAAGACACTATTGCAGATATACTCGTACAAGAAAAAAACTTTGAAAAATTATCCTTTGCAGATAAATTAAAAGACGGTGTTGCTAGTGTATTTGGATGGGATAGACAAATGCTAGAGGGCAAAACTGACTCTAGCAGAAGCTGGCGAGAAAAAGAGGATACATTTTGGTCAAAAGAAACAGGACGTAGTATTACTCCAAGATTAATATTGCAAGAGTTTGGTACAGATTGTATGCGACAAGGTTTTTATGATGGTATATGGGTAAGCCTAATTAAAAAACATGTGTTAGATAATCCAAATAAAAACTTTGTTATTCCTGATGTCCGTTTTCAAAACGAAGCAAATATGATACACAGTATCAACGGTGAAGTGTGGCGTGTTAGAAGAGGACCTGATCCGGTTTGGTTTAGATTGTACACTGATCTTGGACAAGAACCAACTGATGTACATGAATCAGAATGGAGATGGGCAAATATAAACTTTAACAATGTTATTGATAATAGTAATACACTACTTGAACTTAGAAGTCAGGTAAAAGGTCTCCTTGCTTCCATTTGACTCCTTGTTTCTGTAGCACACGTTGACAGTTAGCACATATTGTTTTTAAGTTACTAGGTCTACAATTTTGTAAATCTCCATCAATATGGTAAACATTAAACTGTTCGGGATAGTTGCTTTCAAACGCACATTTTTCGCAGTAATCTTTTTTATCGTATCCTCTTTGCTTCCATAATGGTATGCCATGATTAACTCCATTCCGTAAACACCTTTCGCACAGGCTTCTATAAAAAGTCTTGGTCCCTTTTTTATAATTTACAGCACAAGGATGCTGTTTACATTTGCATAATGGTCGCATATTGTATTTACCTCACCTTTATGGTCCCTTTTTTATGGCATATAACAGCTGGGTTTTAAAAATATATGCTAAATAATAATAAGAAATGAATGTCCACGATAGGAGAATAACATGGCACTAGTATCCCCAGGAGTACAGGTTAGCGTAGTAGACGAAAGTTTTTACACACCAGCTGAACCAGGTACAACACCAATGATCTTCGTTGCTACGGCACAAGACAAAACAAATGCAGCAGGAACTGGTACAGCACCAGGAACAACAGTTGCAACAGCAGGAACACCATATTTACTAACAAGTCAAAGAGACTTAGCAGATACATTTGGAGATCCTATATTCAAATCAGATTCTAATAATAATATGATTCACGGCGGCGAACTTAATGAATATGGTTTGCAAGCTGCATATTCATACTTAGGTATAGCAAACAGAGCGTATGTTGTAAGAGCAGATGTTGATCTAGCAGAACTAGCAGCAACAGCAACAGCACCAGCTGCAAATCCAACAGATGGTACGTACTGGTTAGATACTGCAAATACATTATGGGGAATTCAAGAATGGAACGGTGCAAGTGTTTTAAACTCCGGACAGATTTTCACAAACAAAGCACCAATTGTAATTACAGATAGCACAGACTTATCAAACACAGGATCACTCAGCACTAATGGATACTCTGGGGAAATTCCATCTAGTACTATAGGATCAATTGGGTCATATGCTGTAGTTGCAACTACAACATTAATTAGAATTTTTTATAGAAATTCATATGGTACATGGGTTCTTGTAGGAAGTGATGCATGGACAAAGAGCTGGTCAACAGTAAAAGGAACTGCTTCTAATCCATCATTTGCTGGCACTGCAGCTATAACAATTAACGGAACAAGTGTAACTGTAAACAGTTCAGATACAGTTTCTGATGTAGCATCAACAATAAACGGTTTAAGTATTCCAGGAGTGACTGCACAAGCAGTAGATCTAAAATTATGCATTTATAGTGATGGTACTAGTTCAGGCGCAGATGACAGTTCATTAGGCGGCCCAATACTAATTGGCGGCGATGCAACTAGATTAGGCGAATTAGGAATAGCAGTAGGAACATATTATCCACCAGCACTACAAATTGACAAGCACACAAGCATACCTGAATGGAAGTCAGGCGATACATACACTCGCCCAACTGGTTCAATTTGGTTAAAAACTACAACACCTAACTTAGGTGCAAGTTTGATATTGAAAAAGTGGAATGATGCAACTAAACTTTGGGAAACTATTTCAGCGCCATTGTATAGTGATAACCAGACAGCATTGTATGAGTTAGATCCAACAACAGGTGGATCAGCTTTACTTACTGGTGCAGTATATGCAGAAACAAATGTAGCAGGCGATACACAACCGTTAGCAACTATTAAACTACAAAAGCGTAGAGGAGTAGCACCTACATCTATAACAGGCGGAAAAATTGTAGCTGGTTCAATATCTGTAGGAAGTCAAAGTTTTACAATTAGTGCAACTGACAATGGTAGTGCTGCATTTAGTACTCCAAAAACAATTACATATAGCTACACTGGTGCAGCTTCAGACGCGACTGTACTAGCAGGTACAATTAATAGTGTTAATGTTGAAAATGTTACAGCAACAGTTGACGCACAAAATAAAGTTACAATTAGTCATGCACTAGGTGGCGAAATTAGATTTGTTGATACCGACGGCGTATTATTAGCCGCAGGATTTACACCATATGTTAGTCCAACAGCAGGAACACCTAACTTAATTTATGTTCCTGGAACATCTAGTTCAACAAGTCCAAAACAATTCCAAGCAACACTTTGGTCTCCAGTAAACGACTTAGGAACTGGATTCTTTACATCAAGTGCAACAGAAGTTAAAGGATCAACTGCTAACGGAAGACTTTGGTATAATAGCATTGTTGACGAAGTAGACATTATGGTACATAACGGCAGTGAATGGTGTGGACTATTATATGATGGTGCATCAGGACAAAGTTCAAATGCAAGTCCATTCTACAATGTAGACGCAACTAAAACTCCAGATGCAGATGGACCAATTGTAAGTGCAACAGCTCCGTTAGTACAAAGTGACGGAACAGCACTAGTGAATGGAGATATTTGGATTAGCACAGCAGACTTAGAAAACTATCCAAAAATTTATAAGTTTAACGCAGATAGGTCAGATTTACCTATTGTAAACAGATGGTTCTTAGTTGATAGCGGAGATCAAACATCAGAAAATGGTATACTATTTGCTGACGCAAGATATTCTGATACAGGAGCTGGCACTGATGCAGCATTGATATCAGACTTACTAGCTACAGATTTTGTTGACTTTGATTGTCCAGATCCTGCACTATATCCAAAAGGAATGTTGTTATGGAATCTTAGACGTTCAGGATTCAACGTTAAGAAATATGTTAAAAATTATATTAACACAGCAGGAAATAACACACGTTACGGTAGTGGTACTGGCGAATCTATGGCAAGTTATTTTGCTGATCGTTGGGTTACTGAAAGTGCTAACCAAGAAGATGGGTCAGGTACTTTTGGACGTAAAGCACAGCGTAAAGTTGTTGTTCAAGCATTACAAGCAACAGTTAACAGTAATCAAGACATTAGAGATGACGAATCAAGATTGTTTAACTTGATGTCATGTCCTGCGTATCCAGAACTAATAGGCGAAATGAAATCATTAAACTATGACAGAGGCTTGACAGCATTTGTACTTGGTGATTCACCATTCCGTTTAACAAGTGACGCAACATCTATAAACAACTGGGCAACAAATACTGCACTAGCTGTTGAAGATAACGATAATGGACTTGTTACTTCAGATCCATACCTAGCAGTATACTATCCAAGTGGATTTACAAGTGATAACTTTGGTAACAACGTTGTTGTACCATCCTCACACATGATGATGAGAACTATTGCACTTAGCGATCAAGTATCGTTTCCATGGTTTGCACCAGCAGGTACAAGACGTGGCGGAATAACTAATGCAAGTTCAACAGGATTTATAACTAGCGAAGGTGAATTTAAGTCAATTGCACTTAATGAAGGCCAAAGAGATACACTGTATCAAAATGCAGTTAATCCAATAACTTTCATAACAGGCGCAGGATTAGTAGCATTTGGACAGAAAACAAGACAATTAGCTGCAAGTTCGTTAGATAGAATTAATGTTGCTAGACTTGTAATATACTTACGTAGTCAACTTAACACACTTGCTAAACCATATTTGTTTGAACCAAATGATAAAATTACACGTGATGAAATCAAAGGCGCTGCTGAAAGTTTGATGCTTGAGCTTGTTGGTCAAAGAGCACTTTATGACTTCTTAGTTGTGTGTGACGAGTCGAATAATACACCGAGCAGAATTGATAGAAACGAACTACATTTAGACATTGCTATCGAACCTGTTAAAGCAGTTGAGTTTATTTACATTCCACTAAGACTTAAGAATACTGGTGAAATTGCAGGATTGTAAAAAATGATAAATACTTTTAGATTAGGAGCAAATTAAATGGCGATATCAACACTATCAAAAATAACAGTACCTTTGGCTAGCGGAGACTCTGCTAGTAACCAAGGTTTGTTGATGCCAAAGCTACAATACCGCTTTAGAGTGAGCTTGGAGAACTTTGGAGTATCAACACCAACAACAGAACTAACAAAGCAAGTAATTGACGTAGCTCGTCCAAATGTGTCATTTGAAAAAATGACTATAGACATTTACAACTCAAGAGTTTACCTTGCTGGTAAACATACATGGGATCCAATTACACTTAACTTACGTGAAGACGTAAACAATAACGTACAAAAACTAGTAGGCGAACAGTTACAGAAACAGTTTGATTTCTACGAGCAGTCAAGTGCAGCATCAGGACAAGATTATAAATTTACATCACGTATTGAGATCTTAGACGGTGGTAACGGTGCTAATACACCAACTGTACTAGAAACATTTGAATTATATGGCTGTTATTTAGAATCAGCAAACTATAATCAGTTAGCATATTCTAATTCAACAGATCCAGTGAGCATTGCATTGAATATACAATACGATAATGCTGTGCAGTCACCGCAAGGTACAGGTATTGGTACTGCTATTGGCAGAACTGTAAATACTTTAGTTACCGGCGGCGGCGCTTAATAACAAAAATAACAGTTCCTAATCTTAGGGGGTACTTTTTAAGTATCCCCTTTTCTTTTAAATACGTACTTTATAAAATGGATAAATATTAGTATGGGAAAGTTCAACGGATTTTTAGACAACTTAGCTAGTGGAGCATTAAGTCCAAAAGGTAACCTTGCAGACTTTAGACACGCAAGTAAAACATTTGTTACTGATGCTTTTAGATTAGCGCCAAAAACAAAATTTCTTTATCATGTATATTTTGATATTAATGATCAACCAGCTAGTATTTTACCTGAGCTTAAAGCAAAACACACAAGAGAAATAGGACTTCTAGTAAAATCTGCAGATTTGCCTAAATATACTGCTAATGTGGAAACAAAAAAGAAATATAATAGAATAAAAAATATACAAACTAGTATTTCATATGATCCTGTAAATATTTCATTCCATGATGATAATTTAGGTGTAACAAGTGCCTTAATGGAAGCATACTACAGATACTATTTTGCAGACGGAAATTACGGCTCTAGAACAGATGCATATAATAGGAATGTTACTAAAACAGCTGCAGGAGATAACACGTATGCCGGTAAAGAAAGAAACAAGTATTCATATGGTTTAGATAATAACCAAAATGAACCGTTCTTTAATAGTATTCAAATTAGTCAACTTACACGAAAAACATTTACAACATATACACTAGTAAATCCTACAATTACTAATTGGGGTCACGATAGTGTAGATTCAGCAGATGGTTCAGGACTAATGCAAAATCAAATGACTGTAGCTTATGAAGCAGTTTGGTATGACAGAGGAAGTGTTGGTGTAGATAATCCTAAAGGTTTCGCATATCCTTCACATTATGATACAACTCCTAGTCCAGCCAGTTTATTGGGCGGAGGTGCTTTAGGTTTAGGCGGAGCAATCGGTACTGGAATTAGTTTATATGATTTTATAACTAATGACGGAGGATTCAATAGCCCATTAGAAGCAGGGTTAGCGGCAGCTAATTTAATATCTAATGTAAGAAATTTAAGTAGTGATGGTATTAGAGCAGAAGGCTTTAGTTTACTTACTGGTGCAATTGGTGCAGCAGCTGGAACAGACGTTTCGGGTGTTGCAAATACATTTTTTCCAAAAAATGCAGGCAACGGCGGAGCAAAAGATCTAGTTATAGCAACTGCAGCCATAACAGGACTAAAGGCACTTACCCAAGCAGTAAATAACACTGATGCAGCCAAAGAAAGCGCCGCTAGACTTGCAAATAGTAAAACATTCCAAAATAACGGTGGCACAGGCGGAGTTAACGGAGCAACAGCAGCATACAATGCACTATCAGCTTCAGCACAAAATGCACTTAAAGGATCTACATAATGTCAAGCCTACCAAATAAATCAAAGACCTCAGAAGGAAATACAACAGAATTTTTTGACAAATACTTTACAAAAAAATTAAATTTTCCTAGTAACGAAGTTGATGCTATAATAGGTTTTTTTACTAAAAGAGGATTTGATATAGCTGCCGCACAAAGCACCGGAACTATTCTTTTAGAACAAGCAAAAATAGATAATGTAAATGTTTTCACACTTTTAGATACTCTTAAAGGTTTAAATGATATACAATTAAGCACAGTAGTTGCAGAAGTACTAAACTACAATAGAGATGCAACATCTAGCGTAGGTTTTAAACGTCCACAAACTGTAGATAAAATCGAAAAACGCAACATAGTGGTGTAACGCTATGGCAAGATTTGCACAGGGTAAATTTGCTCTTAAAAATCCAGACAAATATGTAGGAAGAAAAACACCCACCTATCGAAGTAGTTGGGAATTTGCTTTCATGAGGTTTTGTGACGAACATCCTAATGTAGCAAAGTGGGCTAGTGAAGCAATTAGAATACCTTATAAAAACCCGTTTACCGGCAAGCATACTATATATGTTCCTGATTTTTTTGTTGCATATGTA